ATGTGGACACCGGGGAAGATTTCTTGGTATTCGGTGGAACGGACTAGATCGCGGATTCGGCCCGAACATTCGACGGCTTTGTCGGTGGTGTGCGAAATCCACATGATACGCCAAGTCGGGTGGCGGCCCATGCACCACGCAGTAAAGAGCATGAGGAGGACGGACTTCATGGAGCCTGGCGGCAGGGCCAGCATCAGGCGGTCGACGAGACCCCGGTCTACTTCCTGCAAAGTGGCGGCAATAGCTTCGATGTGGCGCCCGTCACGGTAGGAATTGCCATCGAGCATTAGGGGCGCTAACAGCTTAACAAAGATATAGAAGTCGTCCTGAGCTTCCAGTATAGCCTTCTTCTGTAAAAGGTCTGCCAGTTCAGCCTTAGCTTGAATTACAGTAGCTTCATTAAGCTCGGGATCAGTCGTCTGCATATTTGTTCTGCTTCTGGAGGTTCTGCCACGCAGGAATTATTTGAAGATTCCAAGGCACATGAAGACCACAGACAGTATCACTTTGTAATGGAACTATGTGATCGACATGATATTCGATGCCTATAATATCGGATAATCTCTTGGCTTGTTTGTAAGACTTCAATAGGTCAGAAGCACTTACCCATTTAGGTTGGGCTGATTTCTTTTTTGCCCTTCTGCAAGCTGTCTGAAACCTAACTTTAGCTTGATTGCGAGCTTTCCAATCTTTAATGCGTCCGTTAACTTCAGTTCTGTTTTTGTCGGCATATGTTTTTGAATTGCGAGCTACGGCCTCTCTATTAGCTTCAGCCCACTTCTTGACTCGTAGATTAGCACAAATTACACAGCCTCCGTTATTTTTATAACGAAGCCCCAGATGCCCTTGTTTACAAGGGGTTGTAGATTGGTAAGTCTTAGTGGATGCGGAGTTTTCGCTCAATGTCCGGCTCTGCTTCTTTGAGGATCGCGGTCAGTTCACTGATGCGCGTGTCAAGTTCTTCTTTGGAGTGGATAGTGCGGTGCGTGATTTCTTTCTTCTCGACGAACATGCCCAGGTACTTGGCGAGGTTTTCCATGGCGCGGTTGGCGTTGGTGAAGTCGCCTGAACCCATGGCTTGGGTGGCAATGTCGTTGAACCAGCGGACTACGTCCTCTACGTTGATTTTCATGCGGGCTTTCTCCTCGATCTCGAAGGCAGTGACTAGGTCATTGAAGTGGGGAATGGATAGGTTCTTGTTGGCCATGGCCAGCAGAACAGCGGGATTGACGGTATCGTAGCCCGCGAGGCGCATGGCGCCACATTTGTTGGAACGGCCATTTAGGGCGTAGTGGCGGGCGAACTCTACTTGCTTGGGGCGCAGTTTTTTGATTTTGTTTATTTTGTCCCAAGAAGCTTGCCACGTTTCGCGTAGGTGATTCTTAAGGTCACGGATAGCTTTGACGTTCTCGGCGCGAATGCCATGGCCGGGCTTGTGGATATTCATGGCCTTGAGTTCGCGCTTGTGCTTGGCCACCCGTTCCTTCTGGGAAGGGGGGTTGCCAGTACGTTCCCGCGCGTTCTTCTTTACTTTGTCGTAATACGCGGGCAGTTTCTTGGTGCTGACTTTGGGAACGTATGGCTCGTCGGTCATGTCGGTGCGGGTTCCTCTTCGTCATGGCGAACGATGGAAATGCGCGAACGGCCCTTCTGTTCGACGGAACCGGAGCGCCCGGCATTGAAGAAGCGCAGACCCTGGCGTTCAAGGGCCGGGCGAATGCGCTTGAGTTCCGCAGCAAAGCTGTGGGAGGTTTGGGGTAGGCGCTCGCGGGGGCCGACGTTCATTTCCAACTGTCCAATCAAATCCGAATAGGTTCCTGAGAACTCCTTTTGTTTCGACATCATGCGTATCAGAGCGGATGCCATGCCGTTAAATTCGAGCATTTGGGACTCGGCTGCCGAACGGTTGTTCTTATAGACTTCCATAAGACGACCCGGCACCCAACCAAAAGCTTGCTCGGCGGCGACGGCCCACACTGCAAATGCAGACATGCGCGGCTTTTCAGCCAAGACTACATTACCATAGTTTTGCATAGCTTTCAATGCTGCATTCATGAGGGAACCTAGTAGTCGTGGATGGTCAGTGTGGAAGCTGTCCCAAAACTCAGAGTCGTCGCGGCGCAGGCGCGGGTCAATGCGGGGCAGGTGAACGTGGATAGAGCGGTCCACCAAGTCACCGCGCTCGACTACGTCAGGGATGCCGTTCATGGCCACGGGGCGGCAGACGCGCACGGCGGACTCTTCGGCGTTGGTGTAGAGTGCGCGGCCACCTTGGGCGCCCGTGCCAGTGCTGATGACGCACAAGGCGTCGGACATCTTGTTGGAGATGTAGGATACGTTGTCGAAGGCCAAGATGAAGGAGTTGCGTACCATGGCTTGAAGGTCGCGCTGGTCTTCGGGCGGGGTACGCATGTCGAGGGCGTGGGGGTCAATGATGCGTCGCATTAAGCGCAGTACAGTGGACTTACCTGAACCTTGCTCGCCTGAGATGGTAAGGACCGGGTAGGGGCCTTCCGGGCGCAGGCAGCCGAGAAGCCAGGCTGTTAGTAGCATTAGGGTGTCGTCGTCAGAGGCAATGTACTTGCGAAGCAGGGTAGGAAATTCTGACGGATCAGCGTCGAAGTCGGGTTCGATCAGGGGCAGAACGCCCGCGCCGCGTAGCATACGGATGTGGGTAGGGCCGCCCTTCACGAGTTCGATGCCGGTCGGGGTGATGCGCCACGCGTCGTTTGCGTCGTTGCCCGTGTCGAGGTAGAGTTCGCCGATGCGCCCACCCACGCGAATGTAGTCCTTGAGTTTGGGGCCACGGGTGCGGGTCCAATGCGCGAAGTAGGTTTGGGCAGAGTTGACAAGATCGCCGTTAGGCACCAGGCTGATTTGGTCGACGCAGAAAGCCGAGAACCACCCACGGAAGTCGCAGTTACCGACGGGGGTTATGGCCATCGTGCGCCGTACGCCGAGGTCAGTGTAGTCCAAGAAGAGGCGACCGTCCTCGGTAGTCCAGGGCGTAAGCTGGGCTTTGGCGTCGTTCAAGAGTTGGACGCGGTTGACTTTGTCACTCATGGGATGGCTCCTAGGTTAGAAGCGCAATGTATCCCATGGTGAGAGTTGTGTCAAGATTCTCACCCAATCTCACTGAGGAGCGTCAGGCCAAGTGATTTCCCAGGGGAAGCCCGGCTGCGAGGAGATGTCACGAAGGGATTGGCGGTAGGTAGCCCACACGGCTTTGTCGACCGGAGCATCAGCCACTTGGGTCCAGTCGCAAGCGGCGAGGCGGGCGTTGCGGTCAGCACGGACAGCAGCAGCTTGGTTGGCGTCCTTGGAAGCTTTGTAGGCGGCTTCTTGTTCGGCTGCTGTAGCTTCGGGCGTGTCGGTGAAGATGGGACCTAGGACGTACTTGGTGTACCACTTGCCACCTAGCTGCTCGACGCCGGAACGCATAGAGTATTGGTAGCGGTCGCCGCCTGAAGCTTGGGGACCTTCGAAGACGACGTCACCGCCGAGACCGTTGATAGCGGATTCGGTCAGCGGGTTGGGAAGGCTGGTGTTAGGGAACATGGCACGGAACTCTTGTTCCTGAACGACGGCCCCAGTAGATTGGATTCTGATTTCCATGTTATTCCTCACGCAATTGCCAAGAAGATAAACGAACCACCATTGGCATTAATAGCCGCAGGCGCCGTGCTGCTGATTTCAAAACCAGCCGAATAGGTATCAATGTAGTCCGTGCTGGTGACCTCTGCCGCCGTTGAATTGAGGAGCAAATAGGGATCATTACCAGCAACAATGCCACGGGCGCTATCCCAGACATACCAATCGCCGGTGCTGTCCGTGCGCTTGATTAGGACAAACCGTGCGCCAGCAGTGAAGCCGCAGTCGATCTGCTTGGTCGTGCCGCTGCCAGTGTAGGAACCTACCTTGCTGACGCCTGCGACTGTGGCGAAGAGGTAGGCGACGTAGGTTGAACCACTAGCGTTCCAATTAGGAGCAGTTGGGGCATAACTACCAATTCCAAAAGTTGTTGTTGTTGGGGTTTGCCAGATATTAGCGTTGGTTGATTTTGCGGTCGTTTGATTTAATTGTAAAAAATTATCTGTCGCACTGCCTAATGCGCTTGCCGCCACCATCCAATCCCCCCCTGTGCCTGACCGCCTTCTTATAATTAATAATTCTGGCACTACACCCAAATTATGAGAGTAATTGGTGACAACCCCCGTCCCCGTGTAGCACACCACATCGAAGAAGCCGGGGGCGCGGCGAAACAGGTAGTTGATGAACGTATCGGCGGTTGCGTTGGTAATGTAGGCGGTTGTGCCGATCTTGACGCCATCCATCACATCCCACGGGTTAGCTTGCAGAATGGTTGTGCCTGCCGCCACTTCTGCCGCAGTGCTAGAAGTACTTAAATATCCAGTTCCGGTGAGCCTTGAAGAAAAAAGACTCGCTTGCGAGCGGCCACGGTTCTTCACCAGAATTGCATCGTCTGTCTGACCGCCCGTGACCGTCGCGTTTGCTCCGGTGCCGGTGCGTGCGCTAAGGCCAAACACACTCGTCCCGGTCGTCGGGGTACGCATGGGGCCGCGACGGATGGCGATGTAGATG